AAATATGACAAAACCACCTGTAAATTCAATGAAACTACGGACCCAATTTTCAATCCCAGCACAGACTTCTGAGCTGAAAAAACCTAAACCACCTAGTAAACAAGCAAAACAAAACGCAAAGTTTAAGGACAAAACATATGTCGGAAAAACAAATGGTCGTCTTTGATTGCGAAACTAACGGACTATTACATGACGTTTCTGAGATACATTGCATTGCCATCTACGACTCCACGCAAAACGAAACCTTCGTATTTAATGATCAAGGTGGTAAATGCCCACCAATCACGGAAGCTTTACATTGGTTATCCTCGGCTGATACTATCGTTGGTCACAATATTGTTGGCTACGATATACCTGTTCTTCGGAAAGTTTATTCTTGGTTTCAGCCTAGTGCTGATGTTATTGATACTCTTATCTTATCTCGCTTATACCATCCAAATATGATGGATATAGATAAGAAAAGAAATATCTCAAGGATGCCGTTACAGCTATATGGAAGACATTCATTAGAAGCTTATGGCTATAGGCTTCAAGAATATAAAGGTGAATTTGGAAAGACAAGTGACTGGCAAGAATGGTCACAAGAAATGCAAGATTATTGCATGCAAGACGTACAAGTAACTACAAAATTATGCGAACACTTCCACCATTACCTGACTGGTGTTCGTTAGAACATCAAGTCGCACAAATACTTACAGATCAAGAGATACATGGATGGTCATTTGATGAACAAAGAAGTTTCAAACTTGAGTCATCTCTCAGAAGCGAGATGGAAAAAACTCAAGCAATACTTCGAGGACAATTCCCTTTCGTTGCAGGATCGTTGTTCACTCCTAAACGAGATAACGCAACACAGGGATATAGAGAAGGATGTGAAATACAGCGAATAAAGGAGTTTAACCCAACATCGAGAGATCACATAGCATGGATTCTGACGACACATTTCAATGTCAAATTGAGCAAGACCACCACGACTGGGAAACCAATTATAGACGAGATTACATTGACGGAGATAGATATTCCCTTCTCGCTTCTATGTGCGAAATGTTTGACGATAAAGAAGAAGCTTGGAATGATATCCGAAGGCGTGAACGCATGGAACAGGCTTGTTACGACTGAAGGTCGAATACACCACCATTGCTCGGTTAGTACGAACACATTTAGATGTGCTCATCGTAAACCGAATTTAGCCCAAGTGCCATCTGATTTAGAGTTCAGAAAACTCTTTAAAGCTAGTCCTGGACTGGTTATGATTGGTGCTGACTTGGCTGGAATTGAACTAAGAATGCTTGCTCATTACTTAGGAAGATATGACGGCGGTAGATATGCAGATATCCTACTTAACGGAGATATTCACCAAGTAAATGCTGATAAGATTGGCATATCAAGAAGACAAGTCAAGACTGTATCCTATGCATACCTTTATGGAGCTGGAAACCTTAAGTTAGGTCTAAGTTATGACCCACAACTTTCGGAAACTAAAGCAGCTAAAAAAGGTAAAGAAATTAGAGAGGCTTTTGTTGCAGCCATTGATGGATTAGCTGACTTACAGAAAGCAGTTACATCAAAAGCAACTAATGGTTTTTTACTGGCAATAGACGGACGAAAAGTCTTAGTCGATAGCCCACACAAAGCTTTAAACTATCTCCTCCAATGTAGTGCTGGCATTATTGCTAAACGATGGATGTGTATTGCTGATGAAGCAGTACAACACAATGAACACACTCATCAATTGGCGTTCGTCCATGACGAGCTTCAATATGAGACAGCACCAAAACATGCCGAAATATTAATGGGTGTTTTGGAAAATGCAGCGAAATTAGCTGGAGAATACTACAACTTAAGATGTCCAATCGCAGCCGAATCTAAACAAGGCAAGACATGGGCAGATGTACATTAATTTATGAAAACTAAGAATAAAACTGATTTTCAAATATATCAAATAGAAAGAAATACTCTAGGTGATTTATGTGAATATCATGTAGCTTTAGAAGCTGCAAAAAGAGGTGCAAAAGTCTATAAAAATATAAGTTGTGTTGGTTATGCCGACTTAATCTTAGAAATAGATAGTAGATTTATTCCAATAGATGTAAAAGCTAGATTCTGGAGTGAACAGACTAACAGTTTTCGATCAAAACTTGATAAAGCTCGCTGTCAAGCAGTTTGCGTTGAACCGGATGATGTAAATGGTTGGATAGTAAGCTGGCCGCTAAAGAAAGGCGGAAAAACAAGTGAACATGTTAACTGTCCAGAAGGTTTGGAGGCTTTTTGGGAATGAAATTATTAATAGATTGCGACTACATAGTATATAAATGCTGTGCATCAGCTGAAACTGAAATGGATTTCGGTGAAGACGTAATTGTGGTGACTTCACAGTTTAGTGAAGCTTATAAATGTGTAGAAAGAGAACTGAAAAAGGTAAAAAATGAATTTCCTTTCTCAACTGATATTATTCTCTTTTTTACAAGTCCTAATAATTTTAGGAAAAAAATTTCACCGGAATACAAAGGTCATCGAAATAGAAAAAAGCCCTGTGGATTCAAAAGGGTCATAAATGAACTTAAGAAAAACTACAAAGTAATTATTAAAGATACACTTGAAGCTGATGATTCACTTGGTATTTATGCAACTAAATACGAGGGTAATATTATTGTCTCTCCTGATAAAGATATGAGACAGATCAGTGGAAAGTTATATGACTTTAAGGAAACCGTAGACATCACTTCTGAAGAGGGAGCTAAGTGGCATCTCATACAAACTATGAGTGGCGATAACACTGATGGCTACAGCGGTGTGCCAGGAATTGGTATCAAACGTGCTGAACAAATTTTTAATTTAAAAGGCTACACATGGAAAGCTGTTGTAGAAACTTTTGAAGAGAAAGGCATGACAGAAGAAGATGCATTAATGAATGCAAGGCTTGCTCGAATACTTACGACTAAAGATTATGACCACGAAAAAAAAGAACCAATCCTTTGGACCCCCACCTCCAATTACAAAATTGACGACAGAGCAAGATTTCAAACTGCGTCAGCTTGAGATCATGCTCGCTAAACCCGAGACACAGAAGGAAGACATTGCAATTGTAATGGTTGCATTACAGGAGCAGGCTTTCGTCTTGTCCAATTGTATTAAAAACCTTATAGAAAAATGGCCGAAACCACCAACGACCAAGGACCCCAATACTACAAACGAGGTTCCATTAATGTTTGGGATTTTATTAGAGACCAACGACTCGGATTCCACCTTGGGAACGTAATTAAATACACATGTCGAGCAGGATATAAAGATAACGATATTGAAGATTTAAAAAAAGCCATCCACTACTTACAAAATGAAATCGAATTTAGAACAGGCAAAGGAATTTAGGGAATCATACAGCATCAAAAATTCTAGAGATGTACAGGTGAGAACCTATCAAAAAAATATAATCATTGAAGAGTTTAAAGAGTTTCTTGAAGCAGAAGAACTGATGTTTAGAAACAACAGAAACCTTCATGCTGATTGCTTAAAAGAATTAGGAGACCTTGTTTATGTCTGCTACCAATATGCAGTAAACATGGGTTGGGATTTAGATAAAGCCCTTGCTCGTATTCATGCAAGTAACCTTTCTAAACTAGATGAAAATGGTAAGCCAATCAAAAGAGATGATGGCAAAGTTTTAAAAGGACCGAATTATAAAAAACCAACCTTAGAGGATTTAGTATAAATGGCAAATTTAATCGCCCGTACTGGAAGAGTCCAGTCATGGATTGATAATCCTACCTCCCGTCTGCCCGTATCATGTACCGTCTTCGTGGTTGAAGACTCAATGGAAGGAAACGATGGAATCGAAGCAAGCTGGCGTTTTGTTAGCCATGCTCTACGCTTTGGAGCAGGAGTCGCAGTCCACCTGTCGAAACTTAGACCGGCAGGAACAAAAACTAATAAAGGAACTGATACTCTCGTTGCATCAGGACCAGTCTCGTTCGCAAAAATTTACTCAACATTAAATGAAATACTTAGAAGGGGTGGCACGTACCGCAATGGTGCCTGCGTTTTACACCTTGATATTGATCACGCCGATATTCTTGACTTCGTGCAAGTCTCCAGACAAGAACTCCCATGGGTTAAAAGATGTGTGGACCTCACCCCAGAACGGTGGGCTAATTCAGACGCTGGAACAAAGGAAGCAATTCTACGAGGCATTGGAAAAGGAGACATTTGGCTCAACAAAATAAAATATGATGGAAAAACAAAACAACGAATCTACTCCAACGTCTGTCTTGAGGTTTACTTGCCCTCACGAGGAACGTGTCTCTTACAGCACCTTAATATGTCTGCCTGTCGTATCGGCGACCTACGAAAAGGTTTCCGTGAGGGCATGTCCAGCTTGTGTAAGCTCCATGGTGTCACAGGGATTGGGGAATCTGGAGAATATCTTACATCAGATATCGACAGGCAAGTTGGCTTCGGACTCTTAGGTCTAGCTAACTTTTTAGCAAACAACAAAATAACTTACGCCCAGTTTGGCGAAGCTTTGGAAGCCATCAATGAGGGCAGAAGCTACGAAGGTTACGCAGGATTAGCTGCTCGCGAACTTTATCTGGGCGTAATTGAAGCAGCTAACATTGCAAAAGAGAACGACATGGTTAGAGCATTCGCTATAGCTCCAACGGCTAGTTGTTCATACAGAAGTAGAGATCTCAATGGCTACACAGCAACTCCTGAGATCGCACCACCAATAGCTCGAACAGTTGACAGAGATTCTGGAACGTTAGGGGTAGAAAGAGTTGAATATGGCGACGTTGAAATCGCATCCGAAGTTGGATGGGAGACATATAGAAAAGTAGTAGATCAATTAATGATCATGCTAGATAGAACTGGTTTGCTTCATGGCTATAGCTTCAATTCTTGGAGTGACATGGTGATTTACGATGAAGCATTTATCGAAGAGTGGCTTTCGAGTCCACAGACTTCGCTCTATTATTCCTTACAAGTAATGGGCGACACTCAAGATAAGTCTGATGCATACGCTGCATTAGATCAGTCAGAAGTTGACGATTACTTGGCAGACATAATGGCAAACAAACCTGAAGAGATTAATTGCGACTGTCAACAATGAACCCCTACGAAAAATTATTAAAGCGAAAACGAAAATGGACACCGGTCCAAACCACTAAAGGATTAGTCAAATATGGATCAGAAGAAACCGTGTTCCGTGCTCTCGCTATACGCAATATGGAATGTCCAGTTGGCTCGTTTATATCTGATTCACTCTCTGAGATTCCAGCGAAAAGTAGAGAACTTTTGGAATCAAACGTAAAGGATGAAGATAACCACGACTTAGCCCTTGGATATATCGCTAACGCTCTAGGCGTAGATGATCAAGCTGAAGCCGAGGCAATACGCCTAAGAGATGCATGGATAGCTCATCCAGATCACACAATTTTAAAAGCATTGGTAATTGAGAGGGCAATATTTTTTGTCGTCTTACCTTTCTTTAGATTCAATGGTGATGCTGGATTAAGAACTGTTAGTGCAGATATATCTAGAGACGAGCAGATACACGTAGCAACAAATAGTTTGGTATGTGCAGAGCTTGGTCTTACACCAAGTCCTTCTTTAGACAAACTAAGGAAGGCAACAATTAACTGGATCATGCAACCTTTACATCAGATACATGACGATCAATATTTGAGCAGAAAATTTTGGCTCGATGCTAGTGATCGTTTGATGTATGAAGGTAAAGCACCAGAATTTAATGCCACCAAAGCTGCACGTATGCCAGCATTTTTTGAACATGCAAACACAAATCTCCCTCAATACTCTTAAGCTTCACAACGAAAGGTTAGACAAGCTGCTAGTAAGACTTGAGGAAAACTTTGGATGGAAACCTATCCATCCTAAAGAAGATATTAATACGATCATGTATCGTGCTGGACAATCCAGCGTTATCGAATATATAAAATCAATTATGGAGGATGAAATTTAATGTGTTTTGGAAGAAGATCAACACCACCACCAGCACCCCCATTACCACCAGCTCCCGTACCTCCTTCACCTCCTCCATTGCCAGATGAGTTACCTGAAGCAGAAGTTAAACCAGTTAACCCTGCAATACAGCAGGCTCAATCAAGACTTGGAACTAAGAAAGGTAAGAAGGGTAGTACAAAAGATTTAAGAATAGATAAATCAGCACCATCAACAGGTGGCGCACAAGCTTCTATTAATACTGGCAATACTAACCAGTATGGAGGTATTCAATAGTGAAAGCACGAGAGAAATATAATCAGCTTTCAACTTCACGTCAGATGTTCCTAGACAAAGCAGTTGAATGTTCTAAACTCACGTTGCCTTATTTAATTGATGACGATATATCATCAAGACCAAACCACAAATCATTAACCGTACCTTGGCAATCAGTTGGAGCTAAGTGTGTAGTGACTTTGGCAGCCAAACTT